CTTCATGCATCAGTTTTCATGAGATCTAATGATGCAGTATATGGATATAAAAATGACTATGCATGGCAAGACTACATCCACCGAGATGTCCTTCAAGCAGTTAATGGTAAGTGCGGTACAGTATATGCTCTTGGTGATCTTTACTGGAATGCTGGTTCTCTTCATGTGTATGAACGGCACTTTAACTTAGTAGAAGAATGGGCACAGAGCGATGGAGACTTCATTGTCTACTAATAAATGGAATGAACGCTACATGGCAATTGCCAAAGATGTAGCGCAATGGTCTAAAGATCCCAACACAAAAGTTGGAGCTGTTACTGTAGGTGATAAAGGACAAATCTTATCACAAGGTTATAACGGTTTTCCACGTGGGATCTTAGACTGTGAAGGTCGTCTAGGCGATAGAGAAACAAAGTATAAGTATGTAGTTCATGCCGAAATGAATGTCATATATAATGCTACATATTCAGGTGTTTCTTTAGATGGTGCAAAACTTTATGTGTATGGTTTACCTGTATGCAATGAATGCTCTAAGGGTATTATACAAGTTGGCATTAAAGAAGTGTATGTGGCGCAAGAGTGTATTGACCTAAGACCTCAATGGTTTGAATCATGGCAACATTCTCTTGATATGTTTAATGAAGTAGGAATAAAGGTGTTTTCTGTATGAAAATAGCAATCATCATGGGACGTGGCATTGAAGGATGTGGCGTAACTAAATTTACAGTTGAGCAAACCAAATGGCTTGCAAAGAATGGATATGACTTCACAGTCTTTTCATCAAAAGATAAATCATGGACTCGTAAGAATGCTCATGATGTTTCAAATGTAGTGCAACTTAAGTTTGCAAAACCAGAAGAAACACAAAAGATGATTGATGGTTGTAATCAATCAGACATCGTCATTATTAATAGTTTACCATCTATAGGACATAGCGATGAATGCATTGCACAATTTAAAAGAGCGCTTAACGAAATCACTACACCTATCGTCCTTATACAGCACGATCATTCTTCCCTCTCAATTAAACGGAACGCTGCCATCGAAGAAAGTGTTCATCGGGCTAGTATTATTTTCGGCCATTCTAGCACTAATGATTTTTCTAGGTATGTAGAAAAAATTACAGGTGGTGGTGGACTAGATTCTTTCATGGGTGATGCATCAGGTAAAACCATTCTAAACTTTCAACCAGGAATTGACTTTGATTCTATCCGTGCTAAGTATTGGAAACCAATTGAAGAACAAGACAATCAACATAATAAATGGATTGGTAGAACTACTAGTTGGAAAGGTTATAAAGAAATGTTTAAGTTTCATAATCAATTCCTTAGACCTAATAACTACATCACTACATTTGAAGGTATTGAGAAGTCACCGGCATATCTTGCATTCCGTGAGATGTCTGAGTTCAATGGTCACATTGCAGATCACATCAGTACAATCCCATTAGCATACGATCAACCAGCATATGTCTTTGGTCCATATATTAATGATGAGATGTTAGAGCGTATGTCTAAGGTTGCTTTTGGTTATCAACTATCAATCCTTGATGAGCGTTTTATTCAACGATCAATTGAATACACTCATTGTGAATTAGCATGTGTTGGTGTAGTACCAGTCTTCCGTAAATCTTATGGTGAACGTTGTACTCACAGAGTTCAAGGTAAAAAGCTAATTGACTGCAAAGACACTGGTACTATTTGGCTTGATGATAATGATATGAAACCAGCCTTTGACGTACTAGATAAATTATCTAAAGATAATGTAATGCGTAATGAGTATCGTGAAATGGCGTTTGAGTTTTACAAATCTCACCAAGATGCACAACCTACCTTTGAAGAAATGATGAAACAAATTAAAGAAAGATTATGATTACACACGCCTCTATCGTTCCACTACTTGGTGGACAAACATTAGGGCAAGAGCAAGGAATGGGAAGTCGACCTGAATGGTTGGCTTCTTTTAAAGCTTTTGAATCTAATGACTCACATGCAGTAAACCATTATAAAGACATTCCGTACTATGTTATGGATGATGGTGGTACTCATAAACCTAGTAAAGTTAATGTCATCTCAACGACTTGCCCATGCGCAGGTCTTTCATCGCTTTCAGCAGGTGCTTCTTCAGATGCAGCAGCTAATGATTGGATGTATAAGACTGCTGAATTAGTTTTAGGTACATGGCAACCAGATGTTTTCTGGGGAGAGAATGCACCAGGCTTTGCAGGTAAAGTAGGTAAACCAGTTGTTGAGAAGTTACATAAGATTGCGCAAGAGCATGGTTATGCTATGTCAATTTATAGAACTAAATCACAACTACATGGTGTACCTCAAATTCGTGAACGTTCTTTCTACTTCTTTTGGAAAGGTACTAGAGCACCAATCTTTAAGTTCTATAAGAAGCCTTGGACAAAGATTGAAGACTTGATTTTAAATCTTCCACAAAACTTAACTCAGCACACACCAACTAACTCAAAGATTCCAACTAAGGATGATCCGTGGTATCGTTATGTTTTAGAAGAGTTAGAAGGTGGTATCTCACACAAAGACTTCTTTAATAAGATTACTAAAACTGATAACGCTATGGATTGGATTGAGCGTAAAGGTGTATCGTATCTTAAGGTTGGTAAGTGGATGGGAGAGAACGACTACAAGAACATTGAAGCTCGTTGCAAACGCATCTATGAGAAGTTAAAGAATGGTGATAACATTATGAGACGTTTAACGACTGTGCCAAAGGATTACATTGGTGCTTTCGTTGGTCACTATCCAATGATGTTAACTCACCCGCATGAAGATCGATACATTACATATCGTGAAGCAATGACGATTATGGGTTTACCACATGACTTTGAGTTATTGAATCCTAAAGCTAACTTAAATCACATCTGTCAAAACGTGCCAGTAAGTACTGCAGCAGACATGGCATTTGAAATTAAAGAATGGTTAGAAGGTAGACGCGATAGTGTTGAAGCGACAGATCGAGTTCTGTTGCAATATAACCATAGTGAAACACAAGACTTCAGAGATATGAATGAAGTGGAAAAAAGTTCACTAGACGGTTTCTTTTTATAATTACTTGTGATATAATAGTAGAATACAAACGGAGAAATATATGGGCTTAATGGATAAACTACAAAAGAATTCTAAGATTGAATACACTGCGGTGCTAGACAAATCTAAATTCTTCGGCACAAAAGATATGATTACAACTGCTGTGCCAATGATCAATGTTGCGTTGAGCGGAAAGCTGGACGGTGGGTTAACACCTGGACTCACCGTCTTAGCCGGACCTTCAAAGCATTTTAAAACAGCATTCTCTTTGCTAATGGCAAAGGCTTACATGGATAAGTATCCTGATGCTGTAATGTTATTCTATGATTCAGAGTTTGGTACTCCACAAGCTTACTTCGATTCATTCGGTATCGATACATCACGAGTACTTCATACACCAATCACTGATGTTGAGCAACTAAAGTTTGACGTTGTTGGTCAATTGAATAATCTTGAGCGTGGTGAAAAGGTTATTATTGTTATTGACTCTATTGGTAACCTTGCTTCTAAGAAAGAATTGGAAGATACCTTGAACGAGAAATCAGTTGCTGATATGTCTCGTGCTAAAGCACTAAAAGGTTTATTCCGTATGATTACACCTTACCTAACATTGAAAGATGTACCAATGGTTGTGGTGAATCACACATACCAAGAAATGGGTTTATTCCCTAAGGCAATCGTCTCTGGTGGAACTGGTGTATATTACTCAGCTGATACGATTTGGATTCTTGGTCGTCAGCAAGATAAAGATGGTACTGAGATCAAAGGTTATCATTTCATTATCAACGTAGAGAAGAGTCGTTATGTTAAAGAAAAGTCTAAGATCCCTGTATCTGTTTCTTTTGATGGTGGTATTCAAAAGTATTCTGGGTTGCTTGATATCGCTTTGGCTGGTAACTTCGTTGTTAAGCCTAATAATGGATGGTACCAAAAAGTGGACAGAGCAACAGGTGAGCTCGTGGGCACAAAAGTACGAGAGAAAGATACGCTCAATAAAGAATTCTGGGATGGGATTTTAGGATCTGCAGAGTTCCAAAAGTACATCATTGATAACTTCCAAATTGGTCATTCAGCTATGATGCAAGAAAAATACGTTGAGGTTGAAGATGAAGATAACGAATGATTCGTATTCGTTTGTTGAGAATGATTTTAGTGATGATTCTTGGCATGTAAAAATTAACCAAGGTGTCTATAAAGATATTGTTTATAAGTATGGTAAGATTCAAATCAAAGAAAACGGAGATGATGCAACACTCGGTTTTCAATATAAGATTATTGACTTACCAGAACATCTAGAAGAAGATGACTTAAATTCTAATGTAGACTTTATGGATACCTTAGGTGATATCCTTTCCCATATTATTGAAGACTCCTTTGAAACAGGTAAATTTAAATTAGGCACCGATGATAAACCAACTGATTCTGAATCAACTATGCACTAATGAAGAGTATACACGAAGAGCACTTCCATTCCTTAAAGATGAATACTTTGAGCGTGGTGAGAAGTTACTCTTCGCAGTAATCTCTAGGTTCATTGAAAAATATAATTCAGTTCCATCTGAAGCAGCACTAAAAGTAGAACTTCAAAAGATCCCAAACGTATCTAATGAAGTTCTAGATTTAGTTACTAAAGCTTATAAAGCAGAACCTGTTGACATTCAATGGGCACTTGATGAAACTGAAAAGTTTTGTCAGGATCGTTCAATCTATCTTGCCATTATGGAATCTATTCAGATCATTGATGGTAAGCATAAAGAATTATCTAATAACGCAATCCCTGAGATCTTATCTAAAGCGTTAGGTGTTAGTTTTGATACTAACATTGGCCATGATTACATTGATAACTCTGACTCACGTTATGAGTTCTATCATAAGGTAGAAGGTAGACTTCCATTCGATCTTGATTATTTTAATAAGATCACTAAAGGTGGATTACCTAACAAGACTTTGAATATTATTCTTGCTGGTACCGGTGTTGGTAAGTCATTGTTTATGTGCCACATGGGAGCAGCATCATTAACTCAAGGTAAGAACGTTCTATACATAACTATGGAAATGGCAGAAGAACGTATTGCTGAACGTATTGATGCTAACCTAATGAATATTCCTATTGACCAATTGGACTCATTGCCTAAACAAGTGTATGATGCAAAGATTCAAAAGATTGGTCAAAAGAATATTGGCAAATTAATTATTAAAGAGTATCCAACTGGAGCGGCCCACGTTGGTCACTTCAGAGCGTTACTAAATGAACTTAAACTTAAAAAGAATTTTAAACCAGATATCATCTTTATCGATTACCTCAATATTTGTGCGTCTTCGAGAATTCGTGGACTCGGTGGATCGGTCAATACATATTCATATGTTAAAGCGATCGCAGAAGAAATGCGCGGCTTGGCGGTTGAAGCAAACGTCCCAGTTGTATCCGCCACACAGACAACACGATCAGGATTCTCAAATACTGACGTTGGCCTTGAAGACACATCAGAGTCATTTGGATTACCAGCGACAGCGGACTTTATGTTTGCAGTCATCTCAACAGAAGAACTTGAAAAGCTTGGACAAGTCATGGTCAAGCAACTCAAAAACAGGTATAATGACCCAACGGCCCACAAAAGATTTATTATTGGAATCGACAGATCACGAATGAAGTTGTATGATGTGGAACCTTCAGCACAAACATTAATTAATGATGCAGCTCACGTTGGTGCAAAGACTGAAGACAAACCATTGAACACATTTGGTACTCGTGAGAAACCACAGAACTTTGGAGATTTTAGTTATGAGTGAAGAGTGGAAAAAAGGTAAGTATAAAGTAAGTTACTATATGGTTGGAAACACTGTAGCATTCAAGTGGTTTAAAACGTTTGAAGAAGCTACACAGTTTTGTGTCTATAGAGTTAAAAGCGGTGATGTTATTGAAGTGAAATGGTATAAAGATGAAAGTTAAATTAGTATCGTATAGTAAACCAAGTCGTGAGTTTTACGATGAAGGGTTGTCAGATGTACAAGATCTTATTGCATATTGCGCTCGTGTAAGTAATCCATCTAACCAATTTAATAGTGGCACCTCTGAGAAGTTGATTAAGTATCTTATCAACAACCAGCATTGGTCTCCACTTGAGATGGTAAGTGCATGCATGGAGATTA